GCGCGGGGGGGCGCGCGGGCGCCCCCCCCGGCGCGCGCCGCCCCCGGGGGCCGGGGAGGGGCGTAGGCTCAGCCGCGACGATGCGGCTCCTCACTCCCCCTGACCGGCCGCGATGCGGCGTCCCCGGCTGCACGCGCTACGTGGAACACCGGGGCGTGCGGCAGAACGGGACGCGGCGCTGGGGTCGGCGGTGTGCCCCGTGCCGCCGCGCGGGCCGGCAAGCCGCCCTCCCGGTCGGCGTCCGGGCCGAGAACCTGCCCGTCTGCGGGGACGACCACGGCGCCCCGCTGAGCCCGGAAGTCATCGGCGCGGGGATCCCCGGTCCCGAGGCGCCGCCCGAACGGCCCCCCGTCGAACTCCTCGCGCCCGGCGTCGCGGAGGAGTTGACCTCCCAACTCAGCCTCCGGGATGCCGCGCTCGAACCCGCCGTCATCGCCCTGCGGCTCCAGGGCGTCGCCGTCAACCGCATCGCGAAGCTCCTGGGGTCGTCCTGGGAGACGATCAACCGGGTCGCCCGGAACGCGCGCGCGGCCGGCAAGCTCGACGACGCCTTGGTCGACCTCACGCACGCCGCGCTGCCCGCCGCCGTCGAGAAGTTGTTGGAGAAAGTCGCCGCCGGAGAAGACTGGGCAATCAAGGAAACCCTGAAGGGGCTCGGCGCGTTCCGCACGTACCGCCAGCAAGAGACGCATCGCGACAGCGAGTCGCGCACGCTGCACGTCAAGCTCGACCTCCCCACGACCCCCGTCGCGTTCAAGTCCGAGAACATCGTCGGCGTCCCGCGCGGCGCCCTGGCGGCGCCGTCGCTCCCTGTGGAGGGTCCCGATGCCACCGTACACCCCCGTGAAGTCGGAAGCGCAGCGCCGGAAACTGTTCGCCCTGGCGAACCGGGGCGAGATCGCGATGAGCGAGGCGAAGGGGAAGAGCCGCGCCGCGAAGGGCAAACACTTGCCGGAGCGGGTGTCCTCGCCGACCCCCTCGCGGCGGTCCTCGCACGGTAAAGCCTTCGCCGCGCTGACGCGCGTCGCGCACCGGGGCTGATGGCGGAGTCCATCGAGGCGATCGTCGCCCAGGCGCAAGCCGAAGGCCCGGTCGCGCTCCAGTACAACCCCTACCAAGTCCGGTTCTGGGAGGCGCTGGAGGCGCGCACGCCGGACGCCCGCCGCGCGTACACGCATCTCGCGCTCTTCTCGGGACGGCAGGGCGGGAAATCGCTCGCGGGCGCCTTCGGCTGCGCGCGCGAGGCGCGCCATCCGAACCGGGTCATCTGGGCGTGCGCGCCGTCGTACCCGAAACTGCACGACTACGTGATGCCGGCGATCGCGCGCTTCCTCCCGCCCGCGTGGCTCGCGAAACCCTTCTCCGCCCAGCACTACGAATGGCAGTTGACGAACGGCAGCGTGATCCAGGCGCGCTCGCTCGACGACGTGCAGCGCGGGCGCGGCCCGACGCTCGATCTCCTCTGGATTGACGAGGCGCGCGAAGTCGCCCCGGTCGCGTACAAGACGCTGATCCCCACGCTCGCGGTGAAAAAGGGCGTCCGCATCATCACCACGACGCCGAACGGCTTCGACTACTGGTGGGAGACGTTCTACAAGACCGCGCTCGAAGCGATCCCCGGCTACTGGGCCTGCAAGTACCGCTCGCTCGACAACCCGGCGATGGACCCAGAGGAAGTCGAGGCGTCGCGCCGCGAGATGGACCCGCTGTTTTTCCAACAGGAATGGGAAGCGGAGTTCGTGTCGTTCTCGGGCGCCATCTACGGGCCGGCGCTCGCGGGCGCCATCCTGGAACGCGACGACGAGATTCGCCGCATCCTCCCCGAGTGGCCGCACGTCGACCCGGCGCGCGCGTGCCTCGTCGGGATCGACCCCGGCAGCGATCATCCCTTCGCGGGCGTCGAGATCGTCGCGACCGAACGCGGGCTCGTCGTCATCGGCGAGTACGAACAACGGAACGAGTCGGTGTTGGGGCACGTCCGCGCGCTCTCCCACTTGCTCGCGCGCGACAACCCCGCGCGCCCGTTCGTGCCGACGACCTGGGCGATCGACAAGAGCCAGCGCCAGATGTCGATCGAGCTCGCGCAGCACGGCATCCTCACGACCCCCGCGCCGAACGAAGTCATGGCCGGCATCCAACGGGTGAAATCATGGATCCTCGCCGAACGACTCTGGTTTCTCAAAGCGCGCTGCCCGCGCTTGCTGGCCTCGCTCTTCTCGTACCGGTACGCCGAGAACACCGACGCGCACGGCGCGGCGCGGAAAGAGAAAGTCGTCAAGGTGAACGACGATCTCCCGGACGCGTTGCGCTACGCCCTGATGTCCTGGCCCGAACTCCCGGTGGAAGCGGGGCCGAGCGAACTGCGCGACCTCTCGCCGCTGCCGGACGAGGCGCGGTGGGCGCTCGATCGGCAGCAGCGCGTGGACCGCCCCGACCTGTTCCCCGACGAGGACGGACTTGACGGCGCCGGTATGCTGGGAGGCAGCACCGTCGAAGGGGTCGGCGACTTCTGGGGGTGAGCGATGGCAAAGAAGCTCGCGCGGACCACGAAGCAACTCATCGCGCGTGCCCAACTCGGCGAGGATCGCCAAGACCAGGAACGGCTCGAACGCGCGGAGGACAGCCGGGTGGCGCAGGCGGTCGAGGACGCCAGCCTCGCGGTCGCGCCCACACCGCTCCCCATCCCCGTGCCGGCGGCGGTCCCGCGCATCGGCGATGTGGTGCATTTCGTCGCCGACCCTCAGCAACACGTCCCCGCGATTGTGATGACAGACGGCAGCGGACCCACCAGCGCGCTCGGGCTGTTCGTCTTCTTCCTCGGCCGCGATCATTTCGCGCAGACCCACAATCGCGACAGCTTCGCCTCGCCCGTCCAGTCCCTCTCCAACATTTCGCACGCCGGCGCCGCGCAGAACCGCCTCGGGACGTGGCACTGGCCGGAGCACCGCAGCAACCCGAAAGAGGTCGTGGAGGCAGAACCCGTATGACGACGCAGCCGCATCTAGTCAGTGGGCAGTCGGCCGGCGATGCCGCCTTCCGGCGCGCGGTCTTCCCTCAGTCACCACTGACCCTCGTGGCGTTCCCCCGTCCGCACCCGAACCACCACTACGGTCCCGGACCACACTTCGAGCGCGCCGTCGACGTGGCGGTCCACATGACCGATGTCCCGCGTCCGGGCAGCGTCATTCGCTATGTCGATCAACGGGCGGACGAGGCGTGGGCACAGGCGCGCGGCGCCCGCGCGCTCCGGCGGATCCGGTGGCAGTACCGTCACCGGTACCTCACCGTCCTCGTCATGCACTGGCACGAACTCTGGTACGACTGGCGGCGGCTGCGCGCCGTGCGCGTCCTCGACGGCGGCGGTCCCCACTATCGAGCCGAAGACATCGACGTGAGCGTGGCCTTTGAGGAGAACCGGTGATGTGGATTTCTCGCAAGCACCACGAGCACCTGTTCGCGACGCTCGCCGCCGAACGTGAACGGGTCGTCGTCCTTACCGAGCGGGTCGTTCAACTCGAACGGCAGTACGGCGGGCACGTCTCGACGATCGAGTGGTTGCGCCAGCACGTCAACCGCCTCGAAGTCGAACGCGGGATCTTGACCCAGCGGATCCTGCAGACGCCGCTCCCCATCCCCGAACTCGCGCGCGAGCCTGTGCCGACACCGGAGGGTCAGCCGCTCGTCCGCGATGAAGACGCGCCGCCGGGAGAACGACTCGCGGGGATGCCCGTCGCGCCCGTCATCCACGGCGTGCCGGAGGACTCGATTGCCGCCTCCCAGCTTGCCGGCCTGAGCTTCGAGGACATGGGCGACGATGCCGCTGGGCGCTTGGGCGTGCAGCATGACGCCGCCGGCCAAGTGGTGTACACGAAGTAGGAGGCGTCGCCGATGTTGCTCCCACCCCCCGCCGCCCCGCCGCCCACCGAGAAGTACCCGTTCCCGACGTTCGGGCGCGCGCCCGCGATCGTCCCCGCGACGCCCGACTTCGACCCAAAGAAATTGCTCGACCTCCACGGAAAGCTGAAGGACGAGGCGTGGGACAACCGCATCGTGTACGAGCGCGGGTGGTGGCGCGTGCTGCTCTACATTCTCGGCCGCCAGTGGATCTATCTCGACCAGTCACGCGGGCAGTGGATGGACAAGCGGCTCCCGAAGTGGATCCCCAGGCCCGTGACGAACAAGATGCGCGAGACGGTCGAGTCGATCGGCTCGGTCTTCCAGTCCGTGCAGTTGCAGACGAAGTGCCGCCCGGAAGGACTCGACCCGCAGAACATCACGACGGCCGAAACCGCCGACCGGCTCGAACCCCTCATCGCGCACGAGCACCAGATCGACGAACTGCTGCCCGAGAGCGATTTCTGGTTCATCAGTCTCGGCAACGTCTTCTGGCATCCCTGGTGGGACAAGCGCGCGACGCTCGGGGCCGCCCTGATTCCCTTCGAGCGGTGCCTGACGTGCCAACGGGTCAGCGCGCCCGATGAAATCGAGCAAGCCGGCGGCGTCTGTCCGGCGTGCCAGTCGCCGATGCTGCAGGCGGCGATCGACGAAGCGGGGAATCCCATCGGCCGCCCGACTGCCGCCGGGTGTGGCCGCACGGACGTGTGCTCGCCGTTCGAGATCGGCCTTCCGCCCGGCTATCAGAGCTTCAAGGACGTGTCGCATCTCTATCGGGTCCGGTGGCGGACGCGCGACTACTACGAAACGACCCATCCCGAGCTCGCGAAGACCCTCCGGTTCGACAAGATGCCGATGGAACGGTCGCTGCAACTCCTCCGGGCGCTCTCGCAGACCTCCGACCTCACGCAGCCGGCGGGGTACCCGATGCAGGGGGCGCAGTCCGCGCTCGGGGAAGGCATCGCGGAGTACGAACTGTGGCTGAAACCGTCCCGCGACTTCCCTGATGGGTTGTTCGCGCGCTTCGCGGGCGATGCGACGCCCGTCTGCGTCGTCGATGAGACGCAGGGCCTGCCCGGCCCGCTGCCGTACCACACGGCGAAGGGGCATCCCCTGTTCCCGTGGGGACACGCGGGCTACAGCCACGTCGGCGGGCGCATCTGGGCGGCCTCCGTGCTCGAAAGTGGGGTCCAGAAGCAAGACCAGATCAACCAAATCGACAGTTTGATCCAACTCATCATCCAGCGCACGGCGAATCCGGTGTGGTTGGAACCGAAGGGCGCCGAGATCAAGCGGTTCACGGGCGAACCGGGGCTCGTCCTGAAGTACAACCCCAATTTCGGCGCCGGCAACGCGAAACCCGAGCGGATTCCGGGCGAGAACGTGCCTCCCTCCGTCATGGCGATCCGCGCGGGCTACGTGACCGACTTCGAGAACCTAATGGGGACCTCCGATGTCCTCAAAGGGCAGCGTCCGCCGAACGTCGAAGCGTTCGCCGCGCTCCAATTGCTCGTGGAACGCTCGCAGGCGCGCTTCACCGCCCCGCTCGCGCGGCGCGGGAAGCTGTACCGCGACTGGTACCGCCTCGCGCTCGATCTGGAACGCGAGTTCGGTCCCGACGAGCGGATCTGGACCGTGCTCGGCCCGAACCAGACGTGGAGCTCGCAGGAGTTCCGCAAGGCCGACCTCGCCGGGTCCATCGAGATCGTCATCGAGGACGGATCGCAGACGCCGAAGACCTCGCTCGGCGATCGCGCGGCCGTCGAGCAATTGAATCAACTCGGCCTGCTGAATCGGCAGGATCCCGAACAGCAGTACGCGATCTTCCGGAAGTTCGGACAGACAGGACTCGTCCCGTCGCTCGACAACGACGTGAAATCGGCGCAGCAGGAACAAGATGCGTTCGAGCGGTGGGCGCGGTCGCCCGGTTCGGAGGCGCTGCCCGTCCCGCTGACCTTGGGGGTGCCCGCTGGGCCGTCGCTGGGCGGGGTCGCCCCTCTCGCTGCCCCGAGTGGTGGTCCCGAAGAAGGCGCGCTCGCGGCGCCCCCAGGTTCACCCGCGCCCGCGGGCCCGGCGCTGCCGCCGCCGATGCCGACCTACGCGGAACCGTTCCCGATGGTCGTGCAGTACTGGCATCGCGATGATGTCCACAACGCGGAACACCGCAAGTGGGCGAACTCGGACAGCGCCCGACAACTGTTCCAGGAACGCCCCGACCTCGTGATCCCGTTCACGCAACACATGCAGGGCCACGATTTCTCGGCGGTGAAAAAGGCGGCCGAGCTCGCGACGATTCAAGGCGCGGCGATGGGGATGCGGCCGGCACAGGGCGGCGCACTCGCCTTGCGGGGCTCGAACCGCGAAGCGGGGAATCCCGCCGACGTGCCGCACGGACAATCCGAAGCGACGCAAGGTCGCGGACCGGAGTAACCCGATGGACCCGCTGGCAACCCTCTTGGACCCCGGCACGATCGCGCGCATCGGCGACTTGATTCGCGCCCGCGCGCCGAGCGGCGCCCCGTCCGCGTCCTCGCCGGGCCTCGCGGCGCTCGCCCGCGCCGCCGGGACCGGCGGCGTGGAACAAGGTGCGGCCACGCGCACGTACACGGGCGGCGGCGCGCACGAAGTCAAGGGCGATCCCTCCGGGAAGTACTGGTGGGACGGACAACAGGGCAAATGGCGCGTGGCGGGGGAGCTCCCCGCCGGGTACGTCATCAAACCCGTCAAGTGACCAGGAGTACACCACATGGACCCACGCCTCGCACAAGATCGCATCGGCCAGTTCTTCGCCTTCGAGCACCTTCCGCCGCACCTTCAGGCAATCAGCCGGGAGTTCGCGCTGCTCGCCACCCAGATCGTCAATGTGTTGCCGAGCAACCCTGAGCGGACCGTGGCGCTCCGGAAGCTCCTGGAAAGCAAGGACGCCGCGGTGCGGGCGGCTCTGTACGCGGAGGCGGGGGCCGATCCGAAGACGGCGTAGCTTGACAGGGTTTGTAGACTCGTACCGATGCACGGCGTCATACCACTCCGGCGGAACTGACCGCCTCACCAAAGGTGGAGTATGGGCGACAACGAAGGCACTGACCCGATCACGTTCCCGGACTTCGGCGCACCGGAAGGCAGTGGGATCCCGAAAGACGCGGCCGGCACACCGCCGGCTGGCGAGGGGACACCCCCTGCGAGTGCGGCCCCGGCAGGCACTCCCCCGGCAGGACCGGCAGGGACCACGCCTCCCGTCACCCCACCTTCCGATGCCGATCTGGTTTCACGGAGCCAGTTCACCCAAGTCCACGGAGAGAACCAACAGCTCAAGGCGCAACTCGAACGACTCACGGCCATCCTCACCGGGCTCGGACAGATCATTCCGGGCCTGAAAGCGCCGGCCGCGCCGCCTGTCCCCGCCGAACCCCTCACCCCGGAAGCGCAGCAAGACATCGCCCTGCTCAAGAAGTACATGCCCTGGTGGGATGGTGTCGAATCGCTCGTCGGGATGAAGGATCGCATCGAGAAGGCGATCGCCAAGATGGAACAGGTTGCTGAAGAGCAACAGGTCACGTCGAAGGCGGAACAGGAACGCGACGACGCGTACGCGCGCCGCAGTCTCGCGGCGGTCCACAAGGCGATCGCGCCGTTCTATCTCGGCCCCGGCAAAGAGGCGAAGGATCTGCCGGAGTTCCGCCGGCAGACGATCAACGACATCTTCGTCCGCTGGGTCGGGATGGATCAAGAACGGGCGCTGCGGTACAACGCGTACGACGACGCGCTGGTGGGGGAGTTCGTGCAGTTCTTTGAGGCCGAGATGGTCACGCCGTTCAAGCGCGAGGGCGCCGTCAAGGCCGTCGCGCAGGCGAACAAGGTCGGCAAGCTGCCCGTCTCGGGCGCGACGACCTCGACGCTCGGCACGCCGCCGCCCACGGTCAAGCCCGCAGAGGGCGAGGACCCGCTGGACGCGGCCCTGAAGCGCGCCTGGGCTCATCACACTGCCCAGACCCAATCGGGCGGCTAGGAGACTTCGATGGCGGGAGCCAACACCCAGATCATCGGCGCGACCTTGAAGACGGTCTTCGAGGATTTCGTGTCCGAGATGACCAACAACAACTACCCCCTGACCAAGCAGTACAAGTGGCAGCAACTGGACTACGCGGGCCAGGAGGTGCAGTACATCGCCCACACCACCCGGAACATCTCGCCGATGTTCTGCGGAGAGGATGGGGCGTTCGCTGATGCCGGCGCGCAGGGCTCCGTCCGCGTGTCGATCGGCCAGCGCAAGATGATGGCGCGGATCCGGATGACCTCGGAGGCGATGTCGGATTCGCTGCGGTCGGAAGGCGCGTACGTGTCGGCCCGCCGGGACGAGATGACGCGCCTCATCGACGACATCGGACGCATGGAGGAGTACGCGGCCACGGCCGATGGGCGCGGCGTCCTCGCGCTCGTCGATGCGGTCGACCCCGATGCGTCGGCGACGCTGACCGTCGACGCGCCCGGCAACATCACCGGGGACAACTTCGGGAACCGCTTCTTCCTGCCGGGCATGTACGTCGGGTTCGTCAACCCGGCGACCGGGGCGCTCCGGAGCGGCATCCGGAAGATCAGTTCGTGTTCCAGCGATGGCACGTCCATCGTGCTCGACAGCGCCTGCGGCGCCACCGTGGCCGACAACGACTACGTGGTCCAGGCCGCGAACTCGTCCGTGACCGACGTGCTCGACACGTCGTACGAGCACGGGTACTACGGCCTGACGGCGCTGCTCGACGACGGCACCTACCGGAACAACTACTTCGGTGTGGACCGGTCGTTGTACCAGCAGTTCCAGACGTACGTGAAGGCGTCGACGGGCGCGCTCTCCCTCGATGTCTTCCAGCAGGTTGCTGATGTCGTCGACCAGAAGCTCGGCGGCCAGATCGACCTGATGACGGCGCATCACAGCGTGCGCCGGCTGTACCTCCAGTTGCTCGATTCCGACCGGCGCTACACCGGGAACAATCTGCAGCGTCCGGACGGCGGGACCGTCGCGTTCAAGCAGGGCGACATCACGATGGGCGAGGTACCCATCAAGGCGATGCGGACGCACCCGCTCGCGATGATGTTCATGCTCGACACGAAGGGCATGGAGGGCGTCTGCTACGGCTCGGAGAAGGGCAAGTGGGTCGACGAGGACGGGCAGGTGCTCGTGCGCGTCGGCTACGGCACGGCGGCCCGCGACTCGTTCGAGGCGTGGTACCGCAAGCGCAAGCAGTTCCACGTCCGTCAGCCGGGCAAGTGCGCCCGGTTGGACGGCATCACCGGGATGGCGCTGACGGTCGTTCGCGACTTCTAGCGCACGAGAGGTGGGCGCTCCGCTGATACCGGGGCGTCCACCTCACAACTGAAGGGGGCAGCATGGCGTACGGAGACGACACGATCGTGGTGAACCGGACGACGAAGCCCTTGGAGTTCACCTACGACGGGCGGCACGGGCAACTGAAGCCGGGGTATCGGATCGACAACGGCAAGGTCGTGCCGGCCGGACGGAACGGGCGCCCGGCGCTGCAGCACATGGCGTATCAGGTGGCCGAGATGGCACGCCGCCAGAACGTGATCCTCGGTACGGAGAATCCGTTCGACCTCCGGGAAGTTCAGTACCTCGTGGGCATCGGTAGTGAGGACGGCGACAAGCTCGTCGCCGATCCGAATTGGCCGAACAACTCGATCGCGCCGGTCGAGCAATCGCAGGCGGTCGAGCGGCTGAATCGGAAACTGCTGGATGACGAGGCTCAGACGGCGCAGCCGCGCCGGTCCGCTGGCTGGCCGCAGTCGCGCGAGGCCGCCAAGGGTGGCGAAGGGTTCAAGGCGGGAAACGATTCCCTGGTCGGAATCGACACCCGCGGGTAAAGACCGCTGATGCTGCACTCGCTCAACGCCCTGCCGCAGACGGACTTCGACCCACGCTGGAACTACATCGTGGAAGAGAATCCGTTCGGGCTGACCGGACCGCCGCGCAGCTTCCTGCACGAGATGTGGACGTTCGATCCGTGTCTCGTCCTGTTTCCCTCGCGGGAGGAAGCGGTGTACCGGCTCGCGCGGCGCGTCGAGCATGGACAACCGCTGCTGACGTTCTTGGCGAGTCGCCCCGACACGAAGATGTTCGTGAAGCACCGGCTCGTCCCGGTCACGTCGGTCGTCCCGTTCGCCCATTGGGGACCGGTCCTGCTGCACGACCTCGCGGTGCGCGACGTGCGGCGGGTGGGCGGGTACCGCCGGGCGGCGGACATCCTCGACGACCAAGATGACGCGGCCGAAGCGACGTACCGCGCGTACGTCGCCGACCAAGCGATGATCCGCGCCCGCGATTCGTGGCGCGGGCAGAAGTGGACGCGGGGAGAAACGGTGGACCTTGGAGGCCGCAAGGCCCATCACGCTCGGACGGACCCCGCTCGGAAGACCTTCCGTCCTGCGTATCGCCCGACCGGTGCCGGTGCGGGCGCGCTCTTTGTCGGCCGTGATCTTCCCCTGCAACAAGCTACGCCCTTCGTCGATCGAGACACTGGCGTGCCGCAACGCGCCGGACTCATCGTCGCCGCGTAGCAAGGAGACATCCGATGGCGCTCACACTCGAAAACGTCAACCTCGTCAAGCAGCGGACCCGCTGGGAGACGCGCAAGGCCGGCTGCATGGCCGTCCTGAAGGCGCTCTGGCTCGGCCTGCAGCAGAACGGCAACCCCGACCTCCAGTTCGTCTCGCTGGATTACACGGGCAACGCCGATCAGGTCATCGCCAACGTGGCGTGCCGCCTGTACGCCCTGTACCTGAAGAAACCGGCCGCGTCGACCGTGGCGGCCTGGGTCAAGCTGTCCGACCACGCGACCGTCTGCGCGGCCAGCGGCGATTTCGTGATCTCGCTCATCGCGGCGGCAGCGGCCGGAAAGGAGTTCTGCGCGGTCTTCCCGGACGGGTTGCCGTTCGGAACGGGCATCACCACGGCGAGCCATACCGCCGTCGACGGCAACACGGATTCGGCCGACGCGGATTCGTGCGCGGGGTTCGCCATCGTCGGGGCGTACTAGCGTCTGACGCGAGGTTGAGGAGTCTGGTCCCTCGGCAGGCCCATAACCTGCACACGCCGGTTCAAATCCGGCCCTCGCTACCATCCTGGGCGTGACGGCGCCCACGTTGCACTCTTTGCCCTGTGGCCCCGCGTGACCGTCACCTTCGCGCGGGGAGCGGGGCGAGGAATCCCATGCCTACCCAGTACATCGCGCGACGCTCGGGAACCGGCCTGATGGGCTGGAAGTACAACGCCGCGGGGGTCCAACTTGACCTCGCGGACATGAAGATCAAGTTCAACCCGGATGGGACGATCCGGAGCCTCCTGACCGACCAGTCGATCGGCGGGCGGTACTTCGTCGACGACGACAACGGCCTCGACAGCAAC